AGCCACCGGTAGCGGCCCAATAATTAGCGCAGCCGGAGATGATGCTAACATCGATCTGAACCTCAATGGTAAGGCTACCGGAAATGTCATCGTTAGAGACGGAACTGACGTAACTAAAGGGTTGTCCTTCGAACTTAGCGGGGCCACGACAGCAACAGCGACGGTACTTACCGCCTCCCAGACATCTAACCGTACGATCACTTTACCAGATGCCACTGATACCCTTGTAGGTAAGGCAACAACTGATACATTCACCAACAAGACCTTCGATGCGAATGGCACCGGAAATAGTATCTCAAACATTGATGTTGCCGACCTAGCCAATGGAACAGACGGTGAGTTGATCACCTGGAATTCCTCTGGGGCACCAACGACTGTCGCAACCGGAACTAGTGGGCAAGTCTTGACCTCGAATGGGGCCGGTGCTGCGCCCACATTCCAGACACCAGGTGGCTCCGCCGGATTGGTATTGCTGTCTACTACCACCGCCTCAGCTGACGCCACAATTAATATCACAGGTTTGACCGGATATTCCCATTATCGTATTTATTTGTCGGCAGTAGAACCAGCCTCAGATGCACAGGATCTAAGGATGCGAACTAGTACCAACAATGGTAGCACATTTGATAGCGGCGCTTCTGATTACGCTTGGGTGGTCTCTCAGAATTTAATGACTACTACACCTTCCAACGCCCTAACCGGAGATAATGCGGATGCGGCCATTACCTTGGCCGACTCAGTAGGAACGGCCGCTAACGAATATGTCCAATTAGTCATCGACATAATTGGTGCAGGTGATGCTAAGTATACCGCCATTACATCCTCTGGAGTCATGAGGGATCAAACTGGGCAGCACAAGTCCGTCTTTTCAGGGGGACTAAGGCTCTCTGCAGCAGCCGTTGATGCAGTACAGTTCTTTTTCGCCTCCGGTAACGTAAATACAGGCACATTTACAGCATACGGAATAACCAGTTCATAAGGAGTATATACAATGGCATTGACAAAGAAGGTAAACGGGGAGACCATCAAACTAACCAAAGAGGAAGAAGCAGCTGTACGCGAAGAGTGGGCACGGGTAGACGCTCAGAAGCTTGAGCACGAAACACTATACGGGTATCAAGATAAGCGCCGACAAGAGTATCCACCGATCGTCGATCAGCTAGACCGGATCTTCCATGAAGGGCTTGAAGGTTGGAAGGCCGAGATACAGGCAATAAAGGATAAATATCCGAAACCATCTCAGCAGTAATCGGGAGCGACCATATGCTTAGTTTTATACTTGGATTGTTTCGCTCACTAGATGGAGCCAACAAGCTTCCGAAGTTAGTGGCCAACCTGCTTATGGCCGTGGCCATCGTTATTTGGGCAGGCGAGATCAGCTGGCTTAGATCATTGTTGATTATAGGTTCATATTTATTCTTCATCACGCCAGGATGGGGTAAGTACTTCATGGCCTTACACGGGCAAGATAAGAGTCATGAGAAAGAGATCTGGGTCATAGATCACCTGATTGACCGGATAGAAAATAAGTTTTTGGCCGGTACTATCGGCATGAGCCTACGGTGGACCGTATTGGCCTTACCATTGTTCGGGATTCTAGATCACTACGGGGTTACCCCAATCCAGAACGTTTTGATTCTGTTGTCAGTTGGCCCACTTTATTTCGCAGGCGGAAGATTAAAACTGAACCTGCAGAAGATTGAATTTATTAGTGGATGCATCCTAGGGATTGCAATTATATTATGAGCTTAACTATACCGTACGAGCCCCGCGGCTGGCAGAAAGAAGTGAGTAAGGAGATGAATCGTTTCACGGTTCTCGTCCTACATCGTCGTGCAGGTAAAACGGTATTCGATGTTATACAAAGCATTGGTGCGGTCTTAAGCTGCACACGGAATCGGCCACAGGCTGCCTATATAGCACCTAACTATGGAATGGCCAAGAAGATAGCCTGGGACTATTATAAAGAGTTCTTGGCACCCCTAGTAAAGAAGAACCTGGTTACGTTCAACGAGACCGCACTGCGGATTGATTTTAAAACTGGGGCAAAGATATATCTACTTGGAGCAGAAGATCCAGATACCATCCGGGGAATGTATATGGACCATGTTGTTTTAGATGAGTATCAGATGATGCCATCTGACTTCTTTGAGAAGGTTATACGCCCATTGCTTTCTGATAGACAAGGTAAGGCGATCATCACTGGTACACCGTCAGGTAAGAACCACTTCCATGAGATGTACGAGAGAGCGATTACCGGAGAGAGCCCAGAGTGGACCGGACATTTAAAAAAATGGGATATGACTAACGTTCTACCCCTATCGGAGATACAGTCTGCGCAACGGGATATGTCGGAGGAAGCCTTTCTACAGGAATATGAATGTTCTTTCGAAGCAGCAATCAGAGGCGCCTTCTTTGGTAAGAATATCGGTAAGTTACGCCTTAGTGGCAGATTGATCGAGAAGCACTATGACCCCAGCTACCCAGTCATTACCGGTTGGGATATTGGATTTGACGGTACAGTGATATGGTATGCTCAGAAAATCGGAGATCAGATATACATCATCGATTGTGATATCTTTGAAGATAAGGATATTCCCCATGTGGTTAATAAGGTCATGAATAAGCCTTATACCTATCAGTGTCAGATTCTGCCACATGATGCGGTTAAGCGCATGATCGTTGACAAGCGCAAGACAGCGAAGGGTCAAATTGAATCACTGGGTCTTAAATGTAAGGTGGCACCGAAGCTATCATTAGATGACGGGATACACGCTACCCGTAATTTAATCGATAGGGCTATTTTTAGTACGCAGTGTGACCGTAAGGTAAAAGTTGGCCGCACTAAGATTTCACCATTGGACTCACTAAGCTTATATCGGGCTGAGTTTGATGAAACCAGGGGAGTACAAAACACTACCCCTGTCCACGATAGGAACAGCCACGTAGCGGACGCACTCCGCTCCTTAGCTGTTGGTATCAGGAATATGCAAGACGTAGGTCGCACTAACGTAGCGATGAACCGTCCTGGAAGAAAAGTCCCTCAAGTAATAAATAATACCTGGGACCCCTTTAATTTAAGAACTAACTAAGACTACCGGACTATTGGGAGGTTAATATGGATTTTTTAATGAACTTAGTGAATAGCACTAGGGCCGAAAAGGGACTAGCAGCATTGGCTCAAGAGGATTATGACGCACTCGTCTCTTCCTTAAATGTGAGCTTCGATAATCCTGTATCACAGGTTAATGATTATAACCGAAATCGGGTTATAGAGGCCGGATTAACTTATGAGGCTGGATCTCTCTTAGGGGGAGCAACTACACCAGGAGAAATAGCCCCAGTACCTACGGCAGCAGAAAACATCGCTTCAGCAGGGCAGGAGCAAGCGCAAGTAAACACTGCTGCTCAGAACTTAGCTGCAGCCCAGGCCGAGAATGCTCGACTGATTGCAGAGGCTAGGGCCCAGCAGCAATTACTGGGCATCGATGATGAGGAGTTGGCTCGACAATCAGAGCGCAGAGGAGGCTCACCTTCGACCCTCCTAGCAGGAACTAAAACCACAGGACTATTAGGAGGATAATATGGGAGGAATATTAAGTAAACCAAAGGCCCCAGTGGCACCGCCGCCCCCGCCACCACCTCCGCCACCTCCGCCCGAGGCTTCCGAGAGGGATATAAGACAGGCAGACGCAGCTATCGCAGCTGAGGAGGAGCGCAGGAAAGCGGGACAACGCCGAGGACGCACAAGTACCATCGTTGGAGGAAAAGCCAACGTATTATTGAATGACGAAGATGAAGTCAGATTATTAGGAGGCTAGAATGCCAGACCACAGCCAAGTAGTTAAGAAGCTGCTGGACAATTTAGGAGAGCTAAAACCGCGTAGAAGCAACTACGATTCGGTTAATCAAGAGATCAGCGACTACGTCCTGCCTAACCGCGGAGATTTTATTAAAAATACCTCTGCCGGTCAGCGACGTGATAAGCGTATCTTTGATAATACGGCTGTGAAGGCTAATGAGGCCCTAGCCTCTTCATTGCATTCAGACCTGACCAGCTCGGCTTCCAGATGGTTTCAAATTTATGTTACCGATGATGAATTAGCAGACGACGATTCCATTAAGCTCTGGATTGAGTTAACCATGAAGGAGTTAGAAAAGGTCTTTAAAAGAGCAAAGAGTGGTTTCTCCCAGCAGAACCATGAGTTCTTCTTAGATCTTTGTGCATATGGAACTGCCGTTATGTGGATATCTAAAGATGCTGGAAAGGATATCGTATTCCAAGCTATTCATCCCGGTGAGATCTATATCGAAGAAGACGATAAAGGATTTGTTGATACCGTATATCGTGAATTTGAGTTGACAGCTCGCCAAGCTGCCCAAAAGTGGGGAGTAGAGAAGATGGGCAAACAAGGTCAACAGGCCTTAGATAGTGATCCGCACAGGAAACTGATGTTTACGCACGTCGTTCTGCCATTGCTAGATTATCAGATGATGATGGGGGACGAGACGGATCCAATTTTGAAGCGATTTGCTTATATCAGCCTTTACATATCAAATGAGGATAAAGAAGTTCTTGATATTGGTGGATTCTACGAGATGCCATACATTGTATCCCGTTGGGAAAAATTAGTAGGCGAG